GAAACCACTCAAGAAAAGACTACTAGAGTTAAGATGGGCAAAGAAAATTAACGAATCAGAATTGAGCATACTACTAAAGAACGGCTCAACTATAAGTCTAAAGGGCGCAGAAGAACCAGACAGACTTAGAGGTGTTTCACTTTCATATTGTGTAATTGACGAAGCAGCTGAATGCAAACTTGAAGCACTATGGGGCGAAATTATTCGTCCAGCACTTGCTGACCAACAAGGTGGAGCATTGTTTATAGGAACACCTAAAGGAAAAAACAACAGCTTTTATGATTTATTTGTAAGTGGCAACACAACACCTAATTGGCGTAGTTGGCAATTCACAACAATAGACGGAGGCTTTGTTCAAGCTGAAGAAATAGAAGCAGCTAAACAGGACATGAGTGAACGTCAGTTTAGACAAGAATTTATGGCTACATTTGAAAGCTATGAAAATAGATGTGCATGGGCGTTTGAAAGAGACACGCACCTACACTCTAAAACAAACTTTGATACAAGTATAATTCACGTGGGAATGGATTTCAATGTCAATCCTATGACAGCTGTTGTTGCAGTTCGTGTAGGCGATACACTTTTTACAATAGACGAATTAAATGTTTATTCAAGTAACACAGAAGAAGTTGCACAAGAAATAAAAGACAGATTCCCACAGAGCAAAGTTTTTGTTTATCCTGATCCTTCGGGCTCACGTAGACAAAGTGTTAGTGGAGGTATGAGTGATCATATCATACTACAAAACGCAGGCTTTATAGTTAAGGCACCACGCAAGCATGACCCAGTCAAAGACAGGATAAATGCACTCAATGCCAGATTTAGGTCAGCATCAGGCGAAAATCACCTATATATAAGCAAAGACAATAAATACACAGTAGAAAGTTTAGATAAGCATATCTTTAAAGAAGGAACAGGTATTCCAGACAAAGACACAGGTTTTGACCATATGTTTGATGCGCTAAGTTATATGGTTGCTTATCTGTTTCCGGTGAGGAAAACACAAACAACAACAAGTACTCCAGGACGCTGGGGTCATAAAATTATTTAGGATAATCCATGGACGCTATACAAACTTTACAATCAGACATTAACAGTTATCTATCTGGTAACTCAACACACTCAAATTACAAAGACTATTGGCAATATCTATTTGAAAGCTACATAGGTGGCGAAGAATATAGAAACGCAGGCCATCTAGTAAAATATCAAAATGAAAGCGCAAGAGAATATCGTGCAAGACTTGAATCAACTCCAATGCAGAATCACTGCCAAAGTGTTATTTCAGTTTATAATAGTTTCTTGTTTAGACAACCACCCGTAAGAGAATTTGGTTCAATTGAAGGCACACCTGCACTAAACAATTTCTTAAAAGACGCAGACATGGATGGTAGAAACTTCAACACATTCATGAAAGACGTATCAACTATTTCAAGTATATTTGGTGCGGCATGGGTAATTGTTTCAAAGCCAAACGTAGGAGCAACTACACTAGGCGCTGAAATAGAACAAGGTGTGCGTCCATATGTAAATGTTTTATCACCATTAGTGGTGCTTGACTGGAGTTACCAACGCCTAGCAAATGGCAAATATGTGCTAGACAAAATCAAATACATTGAAGATGCAAATGGTGAAATTATCACAGTCAAAGAATGGAACACAGAAACAATTACAACAACTGTGGTCGATAAAGGCAATGATCGCATGATTGAGCGTTTTGTAGAAGACAATGGACTAGGCATGATACCTGTTGTGATTGTGTATAACAAACGTTCAATTATTAGAGGCATCGGTATAAGTGACATAGGTGACATTGCTGACGCACAAAAGTTTATCTACAATGCAATGAGCGAAATAGATCAAAGCATACGTTTAGATTCACACCCAAGCCTAGTAAAAACAGAATCAACAAACGCAGGAGTTGGTGCAGGCGCTATCATACACATGGATGAAAGTTTAGATCCAGGATTAAAACCCTATATATTAGATCACTCAGGTGCAAGTGTAGATAAGATACTTGCTACAATAGATCAAACTGTAGGTTCAATTGACAAGATGGCAAACACAGGTGCAGTTAGAGCAACTTCAGCAACTTCAATGAGTGGTGTTGCAATGGAAACTGAATTTCAATTATTGAATGCACGCCTAAGTGAAAAAGGCGATAACCTAGAACTTGCAGAAGAATACATTTGGCAGTTGTTTGCACTATACCAAGGCACCTCATGGGACGGTTTAATTGAATATCCAAACTCATTTAATCTAAGAGATGCTGCAAATGATCTTGAATTGTATTTGAAAGCATCAACAACTTCAGCAGGTAAAAACTTCCGTAAGCAACTGCACAAACAGATCGCAAGAACTGTAATTGAAGATGAACTTGCACTTGATGGAATCATACAAGAAATAGATACAGATGAATATGATCCACATGTAATGCAAGACCCAGACTCAGGCGAAACAAGAATTGTAGTTACTGAAGCTGAACATCTAGCACTAGCAGCACAAGGTTGGATTCATCCTTAATGGCAGATGAAGCAGGCATACGCAAACATGAAAAGCAATTGGCAAGAGTCATAAGACAGTTTGAAAGTCAATTGCAAACACTAATCACAACCGCACAAGACACTATAGGTGCGTTAGGCATAACTGCCACACGTGAGCAAGTGCGAGCTGCATACCAACCTGTGAGAGATCTTGCACAATCAACTAGAACACAACTAGACACAATATTAGCAAGCAACCTAGAAATCAATGCTGATGTGCTAACACCACAAACAAGTCAGCAGTTGATACAAGCAGTTGAAACACTAAAAACACAAACTATTGATAGAGTAGTTACACAAATAGACACTGAACAAAATTCAGTTATTGAAACAGTAGTGCTAGCAGGTATAGCAGGAGCAACTGCAACTGACCTAATAAGTCAAACCAAACGCATTATGAGAGCAGGCGCAGCTAGAATCAACACACAATTAGCAACAAGTGTTTTTCAATTTGATACAGTAGTTACACGCATAAGAGCAACAGAACAAAACGTAAAGCGTTTTCGTTATGTTGGCGGTATTATAGATAAAACAAGACCTTTCTGTGCAAGCATAGATGGTGGTGTTTTTACAGTAGATGAAATACAAAGCATGTGGCGTGAGGACTGGTCAGGTAAAGCGCCAGGGGATCCATTTGTGGTGCGAGGGGGCTATAATTGCCGCCATTTTTGGATCCCCGTAGAAGAAGATGATTAACAAGGGAGGACCTACACATGGCTAAAAAACCAAAGAAAAAAGGCGGCCGCAGAGGGTGACAGACGATCCGTGGTTACATTATTTTGAAAGTATTCAAAATGTATGTCCATGGAGCTTGGGGTGGTATCGCCGAGGACGAATTGACATAGTTCAGTGGATGGGTATAATCTATCCATTACGTTACAATGCAGCCAGGATATATATTAGCCACGGATCAACAGCAGCTACACTTAACAAATGGCAAGAGCAGATTAATTTGCTCAAGCCAAGAGAAGAATGGTTTTACAGCCATCCTGATCACCTAGGATATTCTACTCCGTATCCTGTGTTGATACAACAAAGCCACGCTAAACTAAATGCAGTAAGGCAAAAATACGCCATTAAATTAGGCGAATTATCAGTGGATGGATAAATACAACACAAACTCATAGGAGGAATCGCAACGTGAGCGAAACAGAAATCATGGAAACAGCAGCGACTGAGACTGCTACACAAACAACTCAGGAACCGGGTCGTAGTTATACCCAAGAAGAATTTGACAAACATATGGCAGGCATGCGTAAAAGCCTCGAAGCCAAATATGAGCGTCAATTTTCAGAACTGGGAGACTTAGATGAACTCAAACAATTGAAAGCAACTGCTGAAAAGCAACGCACAGAAGAAGCTCTTAAAAAGGGTGAGTTTGAAAAGATTCTACAAGAGATGGCCCAAAAGAAAGACGCAGAAATTTCGAAGCGTGATGAAGTCATTCGTGAATACAGAGTGAATACCCCACTGTTAGACGCTGCCGCAAGATATAGAGCAGTAGCACCAGAGCAAATACAAACGCTCCTAGCAGGTAAAGTAAAACTCAACGATGCAGGTGAAGTTGAAGTGTTGGATGGTTCAGGGACAGTTCGCTATGATGATAGTGGCAAATTATTCTCAGTTGATAATTTAGTCAAAGAATTCTTAGATACAAATCCCCATTTTGTTGCACCTGGTGCAGCTACAACCAACACACAAAGTTCAGTTTCAGCAGCTTCAGGAAAAACAGATGTTGATATTAACGATTTGGATTTAACACGTCCTGAACACAGAAAAATATATAAAGAGGCTCGAGCAAAGGGCCTTATTTAACTTGCCTTAAAAGGAGAATTCAATGGCAAATTCAGCATACGCATCAGGTTTTAACACAGATGCATTATTCGTCGCTGCCAAAGCGGCAACAGTATACGCTGCCCATGAGCAAAGTTTGTTCTTAGGTGGTGGAATGGTTCCAGTTGTATCTGCACCAAACGGACTTCTACAAGTTCCAGAGTTGGCAGCAGTTACAGCAACAACACTATCAGCAGAAGCAGCACCAGGTGTTGATCTAGACGCAGTTCTTCCAGCTGACACAAAAAACACTATCCAGTGTGACATTTATGCAGCTCGTTCTGTATTACGTGACTTGGGTGCAATTGATCCAGCAGAAGTTGGTCGTGTATTGGGTAACGCAGTATCAAAAGCATTTGACATAGCAGTTATCACAGCAATGAACGGCTTGACAGCTTCAACTTCAGACTCAGATCCAATGACTGTTG